TTCATTTTTACTCAGTTATTTCTCATGATCTGAAAGATGGAGCTATATCAGAGTCTGACTTGATTTATCTTAAGAGGCCAAAAAATAAGGAAACCATTGCTAGTTTTACTGTTCAAGAGCTTTTGTCTGGTGTGGTTGAGACAGACGAGGGAGAATCGCTGGATCTTGTCATGTCCCAGCTTCCTTCAGTAGTTAACTCATTTCGTGACGTTTTGAAGTTCATAACAACTGAGAAGCAACATGCCATTTATGAGAGGTTCCCTGCTGTTTTGTATATACCAGGACCAGAAGAAATTGAGTTCCATTCTGTTGTTGCTAGAAGGGGTGAAAACCATGTTGTTGGTGGCCCTTCTTTCGACCCTTACACAGTTAAGGAGACATATGAATATACAGCGAATACTTCTGAGGGTGATTGTGGTGGTCTTCTTTATGTAAATGATGTACACAAGACGCCTTGCATTGTTGGAGTTCATGTGGCTGGAGCAGAGTCTTTGAAGTTTGGTTTTTCAGCCAAACTTTCTAGAGAGTTTGTTGAGCGCTATCTGGCGCTTTTTTCAAAAACAATCCCGAATGATCCTGTTGAGGAAGCTGATTTGGATGAAGAACAAGATATTTTTGTTCCCAATATGTTCTTTGAAGGCAGGATCAAGCAAGGGAAGCCATACCCTCGCTCAATAGGAAAGTCAAAGATCATAAAGTCACACATTCATGGAAAAGTCTCAGCTGTGAAGCGAGGTCCTGCTCGACTCCGTCCTTTTGTTCTTGATGGAGTTGTTGTGAACCCTTTGACTAAAGCTTTGAAGAATTATTGCGGCAATGTGTTGAGTGTTTCCGACTCTGAAGTTGAAGCCGCTTGTGATTCTTTCTTTGACATGCTGGAGTCGAGTGAGAGGTATCCTGTTGATAGGAACCTTTATAGTTATGAAGTTGCTGTTCTTGGTGATGGATCCGAATCATTTAAGTCAATTCCGAGGACAACCTCTGCAGGTTATCCATGGAATGTTATGCCAGGTCTTGGCACTAAGGAGAGGTTTTTTGGTACAGGACCAGAGTTCTGTTTAACCAATGCTGAGGCTTTACAGCTTCAGGATCGAGTTGAGCAGATCATTTGTCAAATGCGTCAAGGGAAAAGAAGCTCTTTTTACTTCACGGACTGTTTAAAGGATGAAAGACGTTCTCTTGAGAAGGTTCGAGAAGGCAAAACCCGTTTGATCTCTTGTTGTCCCACCGATTTGCTCATAATTTTTAGGATTCTTTTTGGCGCCTTTTTCAAATGGTGTCATGAAAACCGAATTTTCAACGGCATGGCCGTTGGAGTTGATGAGCATAGTCCTGAGTGGGCCATTATTGCCAAGAAGTTGGTTGAAAAAGGGGGTAAAGTTGGAGCTGGTGATTTTGCTGGTTTTGATCAGAACCACAACAATGCACCAGCTTACGGTCTTCTGAACGTTATAAACAGGTGGTACCAACAGTCACAATTTTGGCATGCTGAGCATGATGTTATGCGTGGAGTTGCTTGGCTTGAGGTTGTCAATTCATTTCATTTGGTTGAGGGCAATGTGTTTTCTTGGAACACTGCCCTTCCCTCTGGCATTCCGCCAACAACCATCTTCAATTGTTGTGCAAATCATGTTCTTTTTCGACTTGCCTGGAATTCTATGTTTCGACATGCTGGTAAAGTTCCTCCCAGTTTCAACCAAAGTGTTTACTTGATAGTGATGGGAGATGACAACGTTTATGGCGTTGCTGAAGAGTATTCCTCTGTGGCAACTGAGGCCAACTTTGCTCTTCATTTTTGTAAGTATGGCCAAACTTACACACCAGAAGATAAGGACCAAGCTCATAGGTCCGAATTGCGTGGTATTGATGAAGTGACTTTCTTGAAAAGGAGGTTTATTTATCATCAGGGCTTTGGAAGAATAGTAGCCCCGCTTGATTTGGAATCCATTCTTGATATGCTGCATTGGCAAAAGAGTAGTTCTAGCTCTTTTTCCGATTGTGAGGCTTTGATTGGTACAGCGCTTGAAGAACTTGTTTATCATGGCTCTTCAGTGTTTTCAAAGTACCAGCTTTTGATCAGGAAAGCCGTTAAGGAAACCGAAGGTCTCACGTTGCCAAAGGACATGACCTATTCCCATTTCAAATCTGTTTTGTTGGCTAGAGAGAGTAGTGTTCATACTATTGAAGTTATTCGAGAGGAAGACTTCCCAAGATACGATTCTTGGCTCAGCCGCTGTGGATACAACACAGTTGCGCAAATCGAATCTGCCAATTATAGTTTTGAGGACAAACAATCCCTCAAGCTAGCGTTGCAACGCAGCACTTCTGGTTACGGCCTCCCCACAAACACACGGGTCAAACAACGTGAGGAGGAACGCTTTAGTGTTGATCATGGTGGGCTATTTAGCCTTACCGCCAAGACACCATCCTGGCGTCCCCAGGCAAGTCTAGGGTTTGATCCACCTTCAGGTCGCTCGGTTCAGCGGCATGTCGTAAAACGAACTGCTAACGCGCAAACCCATGGTGAGGGTAACAATATCACTGATTCCGCTGCCCTTGGAATGACCGACCAAGGACTTTTACAACAAACCCGTACTATGGTTATGGCGTCGGACCAAACATCCGACACCACAAAGGCTACGGTTGATGCTGATGTGCCAATTGCAGCACCTGCGTCATACATTCCTATGAACAAAAATATTCTCGATTCCGCTCGTACAGGAGTATCGCAAGAGGTTCGTTCGTTTCTGGCCAAACCCCAGATAGTGAATTCGGGCTCCTTAACGGCTTCTGATACGTATCCTAATTTCAAGTGGGTTTCAGTAACGCCACAAGCATTGCTTTATGCACAACCTCTTTGGTTGAACAAGTTAGCTGGAAATCTGGCTTTCAGAGCAACCCTTCACTTAACGGTCCAAGTCAATGCGACTCGTTTTCAAGCAGGTCGTTATTTGCTAGGTTGGGTTCCTTCTGGTGGAGGAGTTAATGTTAGTCCCTCATTTCGTGCTCACATGGCTACTCTCACCTTAGCAACTCAGGTTCCACATGTTGAAATAGACATAAATTGTGACACTGAAGCAACTTTGGTGGTTCCTCATGTTACAGCGCAGGGATGGGCAACTTTGGACATCCCCGGTGGTGGTTCTTATGGAAACAATGGAACTCTTTTCTTCACAGCATATGAGCCCCTTATCGTGTCGGCCGGCACAACTAGTGCTTCCTATACAATTTTTGCTCATTGGGAGGACGTTGAGTTTTGCATGCCAGTTCAGCCTCAATCTGGACGCTCTGGTGTTAGAACTAGAGTTAAGCGACGAACTGATGTTCAGTCTTCTGAACAACGATCACAAGGCATGGGTCCAATAGAATCAGCAATGACAACTGTTTCCACAACTGCAGCTAAGCTTGCTGGAGTCCCTTTTTTGTCGTCTGTGGCCGCTCCGGTATCGTGGGCTACTGATTTGGCTGCTCAGGTAGCCAAGGTGTTTGGTTGGAGCAAACCTCACAATGCTGAGCACACTGCTATGATGTCAAGATTAATAGTTAACAGATTCACAAACGTTGACACTGCCGATAACAGTACGAGATTGGCAGCTACTGACAGTAATACAATTGAAGAGCTTCCTGGGTTTGCTGGTTCAGACCTGGATGAAATGTCTCTTAGTTATCTTACTTCAATCTCTGCCTTCATTTATAGGTTTACTTGGACAACTTCCCAAGCGCCTGGCACTATTATAGAAACTGTTTCTGCTAACCCAACGCATTTCACCACGTCGGTGTTAAATGCTCAAACGCAGTACGCTTTCTGTCCAATGAGTTTTTTTTCTCAGTTTTTCGCTCTCTATCGTGGCTCAATAAAAGTCACAATTAAATTAGTTAAAACTGAATTTCATTCTGGCAGACTTCTTCTGGTTTTTAAACCACTAGATGCTGTTGCCACAACACCGGTTACGACCACGTTGGCTGGGTCTGCCTATGAGCATAGAGAAATTATAGACGTTCGTTATGGTAACGAATTTACTCTTGTGCTCCCTTACATGTCTATTTCACCTTACCGTCCAATCATTGGAACGGACTCCGCTTACGGGGTGCTATCAATAGTAGTACTCAATAATTTGGAAGCCCCTTCCACTGTTTCTTCCACGGTTCCACTCCTTGTGGAAATTAGCGCAGCTGACGATTTTGAGCTGGCTCAACCCAAGGATGTGAGTGGAAGCCCGCTGCAAATTTTTACACCGCAGTCTGGGCGACGGAATGTTTGTGAGATCGTGTCTGTTGAAATTGGGAACTCGGAACTTAAGCACTCCGATGCTCCCGCTCGTCTATGTGTTGGCGAAAGAGTCACGTCGATTCGCCAACTCGTTAAAAGATTTTCATTTATTGTCCCGGCTGCTGGTTCAGTCGCAGACAAGTTTTTCTATGCTTATCCCTTTTATATTGATTCTTCTTTCAGGGACGTTGCCGCCAATGATTTAATGAAAACAATTCCAGATTACTATACGTGGTTTGGTAATTGTTTTGCGTTGATGCGCGGTGGCGTTAGAATTAAGATGATCCCAACAGAAAATGATGACTCAAGGCCTCTTGCTGCTTTGATTCCTTTTCATTCAACCACCATTCTTGGCACTTTTATGGCTGTTTGGTCAGCATCTGTTTCGGCAATTTTTGCCAATGCTTTTGCTTCCTTTCGACCTAGTGCCATATTTAATTCATCGGCTTCTGGTGGTGTCGAAATAGACGTTCCTTTCTACAATAGGTATTCTTGTGCTCCTTGTTGTGACCTCACGAATGTAGAAACTGGCACCTTAAACAGTTACAAGGTGCAACCATCCGGTCCAATACCCAAAAATCGTCTTTTGGTTTATTGGCCATCTTATACAGTCACAACACCCCGGCCTTACATGATGAGGGCTGGCTCGGAGGATTTATCCTTTGGGATGTTCATATCAGTTCCCCTCGTAACTGGCTATCAGCCAATTTACGTGGGCTGATGCGTTCACTCATTATAATAGCTTGAGCTTTACCCAGTTCGACTCAAGCTTACACACTCGTGCTGGGACAGGTTTTTCGACCACCTGTTAAGCGAGTGCGGCACTTTTAGTGTTAAAATTTTATTGTTCTTCATTGACCTACTTGCTTTGGTAGGCTGGGACCCGGCC